TTAGAGAACGGGGCGGAGCACCCTCAAGAGAGACGATAGGCTCTTAAGCTGTTGTGATGAGCTTCTTACCCCTTTTCATCACCGTTGCAACAGCACCTATCATTACCCAATATTACAGAAGCATGGAACACGGCCCACGGCCCAATTATTATTATTCTCATCATTCTCATAGGTGTACGACAAGATCAATTATTCCTGGTGGATGGAACATGGAACACGGATCATGGACCACGAGAAAGGTTGACAAACATCCCAAAGTATCCTATATATAAGACATGAAAGAAATAACATTTATCGGCCTTCATATAGCCTATAGGAGAAAAATAATGAATGAGAAAAAAAGAATATGGAATAACTGTATTACTCCCTCTCTTTCATTAATTAAATATCAGAATAAATTTGATAAATTAATGATACAAATTGAGAGAGATAAAATCTTAAAAAAAGTGCCGGGTAATCATATTAGAGGAATGGCTGTTCAAATGATTAAGAGTTTAAATAGCTATTTGAAAACAAATAGACTGTGAGACTGAATTGTGTTCCAATTGTGGCAAGATTAAGGCAAAATAAGGCAGATTACTGCGACACCCAAGGTGTCGCAAGGTATCGCATAAATGCGTTTTATGCGGGTTTTGCTATCGCAGGGTGTCGCGAGATTTCTGTTTTTCTGTGTCATTGTGTCGCATGTCTGTATACTTATGTCGCAGGTAAAGCCCATATAGAGAAAAAACTGCGATAGCTACCTTGAAAAAAATGGCGTTAAATGAACAACTGCGACACCTGCGATACCACTGCGACACCCCAGGTGTCGCATGTTTTTGGTCAAATGGACAGCGATTACCAACACTTCTAGGAGATAGGTCAACATTATTTACTTCTTGCGACACCTCCCAGGATTTTTTAGCGCAAATAAATAAAAAAAATAAAAATATGCTCTTTAGGTGTCGCAGCACCAAAGCTGCCTTATTTTAAACACAATTGAGGCAATTTTTATTTTCCCTGTTCGTGCCTATATTTTTGATATATAGAGGTTTCATGCCTAAAAGAAAAAACAAATCTAGAAATTTAAACACCTATTCTAAACCTAAATTGATTAAACAAGAGGTTACATTCCCCTATTCAAGATATAAAATAGATTGGTGTGACATCGTCACTGAAGGCGGTTGGGGATCTGAAAAAGAATTTAATAACATGAAATTAGCAACTCCAGTAAGTGAAGGTTATCTTTTTAGTAAGGATAAACACACTGTAAAAATTTTTGCGGGTTATGATATTGATGATGATGGTACTATTACTTTTTCTGAACGATCGGTGTTTCCGACTTCGTGTGTTCTGAAGATGACGAAACTTCATTAACTTCTTCTTCTAATGCATCAACAGTCTTCATATTTAACATCGGAGCGTAGTCTTCTAAAATCTTTTTCATCTTTAATTCTATTTCTTCCTCTGACATATCTTCTATTTTCCCATGTTTTATTATTTTTCTGTCTATGTATAGTCCTGCTGCCTTGCCTCGAGATACTTCAGCGTTTACAGCAGAAGAGAAACTCCCTTTCTTCAAAGCCGCTGTTTTAATTCTATCTAGTTCAGCTAAATGTTTATCGTACGTAACTTCATGTTTAGCTAATCTCTCTTGTTTAAGTGAATCTACATATTGAACTACTAATGGAGATAGTCTAGGATTTAATAACTCTGATCCTTCTACCTTGCACCGCTTATGACTGTACCCAGCTAACTTAGCTGCTTCTGATTGAGATACAGGACCTTCTTCATCACCGAATACTATAAACTCGGCAAATCTCTTTTGCATTTCTGTTAATCTTTTTGGTACTCCCATGTTGACAATTTAGGGTAACTATCCTATAAAGTCAATATGAAAGATGAAGACAAAACATTTGAAAATGAAAGGAAACACGTGAGTGAACCAGTAGAAGATAGAGGAGCGTCTGATTTAACCTTCCTTATTGAAGAACATCAAAGACAAATTTGGGAATATAAACAGAAAGAATCTGAATGGATTAAGACTGATAATATACTTAAAGGTTCTAAAAAAATTATAGATGAGTTAAGCACTAAGTTGGTTGGTCTAGCCAGACGTATTCAAGAGTTAGAATATAACAATGCTACTTACAGAAAAGAAATTGATAAACTACTTGCAGAAAAATCTAAATGAGAGTAAGAGACCTTCAAGAATTCTTATCTAAATTTACTGAGTCTAAAAAAGATGGAAGTCGTCAAGGCAACGCTATGAGTGATGCTGTGATTATGGTAGAGATCAATGGATTCCTAGAAGAAATTAAAAAAATGGAAGTACACGAAAACAATCAAACAATAATTGGGTTAACTAAAAACCATCAATCTCACCGTCTAGTTTTAAAAACTAAGAGCGATAGAAAGATAATTATTCCAGATAAATTACGTGATACACTGTAGTATTTGCGTGACATGGTTACTTTAAAAAACCTATGGGCCCAGAGGCTAAATTATACCAAAAAGTTAAGCGTCATTTTAAGGATTTTTCACTTCTCAGACTTGAAAACATTAGCTTACTTGGTACTCCTGATCTATTGGTCTACAATAATAATCGCCACTTCTTCACTATTGAATTAAAAGTAACCAAGAGTAAAAAAGTTCGTTTCTCACCACATCAAATTGCGTTCCATTTAAGGCATCCTGACAATACATTTATCCTTATAGAGGCCCTTGGTCCGTGTACCTTGAATACTTTTCCTATATCCATGTACCATGGTTCCCGGATCAGGGAGCTTGTAGCTTCCGGCTTGAAGCTTGACGCTTGTTACTCTGGTTGGGATGCTTGCCGCTTGAAACTTTCGGAGCTTGGTGCTTGATGCTTGGCGCTTGAAGCTTGATGCTTGGCGCTTGCAGCTTGAAGCTTCCTAAATATAGGCGCGTGGGATTTTCTAATTGGTTCGGGAGCCGTGGCGCTTGGATCATGGCGCCTGCACCAGCCGGTGCCGTTTTTAAAAAAATCCATTAGTGCTTGACGCTTGAAGCTTTTATTTTTGTTATACCTAACGCGCGCAGCTGTGAGCTGGACAACGTGCGGCCTTTATTAATATTCAAAAATGATTCAGGGCGCATTAAATGACCGTCCCTGGATCTATACATAAAAGTGTACTTTGTTTTTTTCATATTAGTGCTCACCATAACAAACATTTGAAACTGATTTATCCCAGCAAGCTCTACAATCTTTACACTTATTACCCTGAAGAGGGGCCGGGCATGTTACATCAATTTTTTTAGTTGAGACTGTCGACGTGTTGGGCCAGCTGGTCCCTGCTGCCTGGTCCACCATTGGAATGGAGAACCGGACAACAAGATTGTCAGGAGCTTCAACAATATAGTCTTTGGTCCATGCTTCTCTAGTTGGCATCCAATGCTTAACTTCAGGCGTCAACCTACAGACCTCGTAAATTCGTCTTAAATGGTCCAGGTTTTGAACATCACCTGAATCGTGCCATCTAAAATATTTGACCTTCTTTGAATTAATTTGTGCGGCCATAGCCTCCACCCATTTAGGATGAGTTAAAGATCTAAATCTTTTATATTGCGCGTCTATAACATTTTGGAATCTATAACGGCCTCGTTTGTAGGCGTAACAGTTAGAACAGACAGAGTTTGGAATTAATCTTAATTTAGTACCTGTTTTGCATTCGTGAGCTGGTGTTGAATATGCAAACCCGGGCATCTTGCCGGGCTTGCTTAAAGTGTGAGTTATTGCTTGTGCTTCTTTTATATTCATTGTTTTATTTCTCCTGTATATTTTATTTATTAGTACTATTTAATTGTGTTCGAATTAAGGCTTGCCGCTTGACGCTTGGAGCTTGCCGCTTGGTCCTTGGGCCCTGGTCCATGGAGCTTGAGACTTTTAAAAAAGCGCTCGCAGCTGGCAACATAGGCGCGCGGTAGGCGCCTATGATCTTGTAAAAAATAGTGAGTTAGATCTCGATGTTTAATTCTTTTCATCAATTTAAACTCCCTAAGCTTTCAATTTGTTTGTGCATATTTATTATTCTAAGATTATCTTTAATTTCTTCAGCTTTAAGTAGGATTATTGCATCGTCTTCTGAAATATTGTGTTTCTTTAGATATTTTAAAAGATCTTTCAAAGATTTAACTTGTGCTTTCATCTTTGTCCTCCATGTATTTTCTTGATTTTTCTTGGTCCTCTTTAACAAGACGCAGGATCTCTTCTATTGCATCCGCTATTCTAATTAACGCTTTTGTACTTTCTGACATTTTATTCTCCTGTATTGGTTAACTTATACTGTACTACTTAATTGTGTTCTTATTAAG